AATCCGATCGTTGCCATTTATTCTTCCTCCGTTTCATATTCTTTCATTACGTCGATGGCGTAATGATGAAATTTAGTATCGTGTTCGTAACCAACATACTGCCTATCCGTGATAGTGACCCCTCCAGATTGTAGGGCCTTAGTCAGTTCTTTCTTGCGCTTCATATAGTTCTTCTTCGTGAAAAGAGAAAGCCGAGCTTCTGAAAGAATCATATAGGCCTCATTGTCTGCAAAGAGATCAAGCCTATCAGACATGGGAGTGATAACCAGATATTCATCAGGCGGCGTATCAGAAAACACTCCGGTTTCCACAGGAATGTTCAGGGGTCCGAGTATGTGGTTTAAATCCGCAAGTAAGCTCATAGCTTTTCAATCTCCTTATCCAGTTCTGATTTCATAGTTTCAATGCAGGCCTTCCGCGATGCTGACTTTGCGGGCTTCAAGAAGGGTTTGGGCGGCTGACCTGATTTACCGTACTCAAGGATATTTGCAATCTTAGCATTGGCATCTCCATCACCACGAGGTTCATTAAAGCCAACCTTGACATTGAAGTTTCCATTTCGATCTAGCTTAGTGGGAGAGAGGCCTAGGGAAGATACCAGCTCGCCAGTTGAACGGCTTTTTTCTTTGGTTTCGTTCCCAATAACGCCTTTAAGGTTGGATTTGACTTTATCCAGAACAACTTCACCGCCAGCTTCTAAAACATTAGAGATGATTTCATCTGTTTTATCACCAAGTTTTGAGAGCTTCATCAAGAAGTCATCTGGCATACGCATGGTAGCTTTAGCCACTTGGAACCACCTCCTTGGCCAGCACTTCAATGTACATACCGCGACCTTTCACATCTTCAACGGATGTGATTTCAAATCTCTTATTACTATGGATGATCACCATGGTTGTTGTTATGGTTATACCAGGGATGTTGCGAAAGCGAAAAAGGTCTGTGGCTTCTGAAAAGGATGCTCTGTTTGCCCATTTTTCATTGCCATGCCGACCTTCACGGTAAGCTCTTACAGAAGCTATAATGTTATCAACTTCTGTTTTAAACCCTTCAGAATCTTTAATGGTGACGCTTTCTACAATATCGATAAAGGTATTCATTTTCCCAAAGCTCATAACTACACCTTCCAATCCCGATCAAGCCGCAACAGGAGATTGACTGTATTCCACACCTGCTGTCCAGCCTGTACATTATCAGAAAAGAAACCACCTGTGCTGCCGTCCCTGGATTCATAAAAGTGGGACGACAGCATGATGATGGCTTGCTGTGTGGTGGCTGGCATAACTGCTTCCACGTAGTGGTTCTCAGGAAGATGCTGATAGCTTTCTGCATACCTCGTGGCGGCGGTGATGTACATCTCAAGGAGTTCATCATCAGCCGTGTGATCAAGAATAAGATTTGCTTTTACTTTTTCCAGCAGTGTCATACCGCCACCATCCTTTCATTAGTCTGAAATCATAAGCCCTGCAGCCTTAAGTTTGGTAAGAAGGGCATTAAAATCCGTTACCAAATCTTCTACTGTGGCAGCAGTACTTGCAGCTTGATTATCAAGAATGGGGAGGCCAGTAACGACCGCCCCTTCCTTGATTTCAAGAGTTCCACCAATGACGGTTTTTTCACCGCCCTGTTCGGTATAATTCTTTGTGTTATAACTCATAGGGCACCTCCATTACGCTTTCTGCTGAAGCACTTTAATGGCTTCAGGCAGAATCAGTTTTCCATCCACACGCTGAGTGGCAACAAAACCTACCTGACCAGTAGCTGCATAGAGCTCATTAAGTCTCTTGAATACTCTACCTTGACGATCCGCTACCCAGTAGTAGCCAAAGTCACCGAAGATGATAGACTTTGCAGATGCAGCGATGGTAGGAACGTAGGATGAAGTGTAAACAGGTCTGTTCAGAATGGTATCTGGCGTTCCAGCCTGAAGTGATGGCTGCCAGATATACTGACCCTGACCATCTTTTAGCTTTCTAATGGCCTTAATGGTGGCATCGTTCATAACGAACACGGACTTATTTCTGTAAGGCGATTTAAGAGAGTAGAAAAGGTCCAAAATCTCATCAACGGTAATAGCTGTAGCACTTGCAGCGGTTACACCGATTTGCGCTCCACCAGTGGCAGCAAGAATACCTGTAGGCTTACCAGAACCATCTCCTGTGAAGAAAGCATCTTCTTCCTTGTTACCAATACGTCTTGCAAACTCTCTAGCAATATAGTTTTCAAGATTAAACACGCTGTCATTAAGAAGCTCTTCAGACACCTTGATCATGGTACCTAGCTTGTAAGCGCCAATGGAAACCTGTCCAAAACTATCATCGCTTTCAGGAATGGCACCTTCTTCATCGATCCAAGAAGCAGTACCTTTGGAAGCTACCACAGGAATCTTACGGTCACCAGAAGAAGTGGAGATGACGTTGGCCAGCTTTCTGAAGATATTCTCTTCATCCAGGGCTTCAATGAGGGTACGCTCGAACTCATCTGGTACAAGGTAACCACCTTCCGTGTCAGTGCCAATCTGCAGTGCGTTCTTAATCACTGGATCAAGCCCTTCACCAGAACGGGTTCTCATGGCATTCCAGAATGCTTTCTGGTATTCAGCAGAAGCTCTTCCGCCTTTGGATTCCACACCTTGGAAGATAGGCTTTCCGGTAAGTGGAGTGTTAAGTGGCTTTGAAAGCTCGCGGTCCAGCGCTTCTTGCTTTTCAAGGCGATCGATTTCCTTACCAAGGGCAACCACATCCGCTTCCATCTTTTCATAGGTTGCAGTGTCTTCAGCGGATACAATTCCATCTGTACCTCTTTTGGTATCCAGGAATGCTTTAGCGGCTTCCCAGGACTTTGCTCTTTTTTCACGCAGTTCAAGAATTTTATTCATAGTGTTTTCCTCCTAAAATTTAGTGTTGGATCAAAGAAAGCCGCTTTTCTAGCGACTCAATTGGGGTGCCTGTATTCTCTTTTGCTAGTTTGGGTTTTACCTTATCCAGCAGAGAGTTGGTAACAGCTCTTCGACTAAAGGCATAGGTAAAGTCCTCAGTCTGATTTCGTTTTTTTTCATCCTCCAAGATGCCATCTGCAAAGCCAAGCTCGATGGCCTTCTTTGCATTAAGCCAGGTCTCCGCATCCATAAGATGGGAGAGCTTTGTCCTTGACTGACCTGTCTTGATTTCATAGGCATTGATGATGCTCTCCTTAACTTCAGAAAGCATGGCGATGGCTTTTTTCATCTCTTCACTGTCCCCAATGGCCACCGTAAGGGGGTTATGGACCATCATCAGGGCTGTTGGTGCCATAAGCACCGTTGTCCCCGCCATAGCGATGACAGAGGCGGCAGAAGCGGCAATGCCATCAATCTTTACGGTAACAGTGCCTTTGTAATCCATCAGCATGGCGTAAATCTGACTAGCAGCAATGCAATCACCTCCTGGAGAATTGAGCCAAATAACAATGTCACCCTCACCGGCAGTAAGCTCTGCTTTAAATGCCTTAGGGGTGACATCATCGTCAAACCATGAGTCTTCGGCAATTACGCCGTCTAGGTAGAGTGTTCGGACACCAGTGTTTTCATCTCGTGCCCAGTTCCAAAACTTCTTCATTTAGGTTCCTCCGTTTCTTTGATATTTGCGAACGCGCCAGCGTCCTGTAATTTAGTCATGGCGCCGTTGATGAGGTAGAGGTCGCCACCTAAGGATTCTGGAATTCTATCCAGATTTTCAAGCTCTCTGATATCATTGGCGCTCATCCAACCGTTCTGCCTTGCGGTGGCATAACCACTCATACGGCTTACATAATCACCACGTAAAAGGCCATCCACATTAAACTTGATAAAGACATTTGGCTTCTCGCTTTCCATGAGAAGTGCCCGACACATGGACTGTTCCCAGCGGACGACCCATGGATCAAGGGTGTATTTTACAAACTCAAGCGATTGCTGCTCGATGTTACTAAAGGATGACTTCTCTAGATCAGCAAGCATATGAGGTGGAACTCTGAAGATACGAGCGATCTCATTGATCTGAAACTTTCTGGTTTCAAGGAACTGTGCCTGTTCAGGTGAAATACCTATAGGCTGATACTTCATACCTTCTTCAAGTACAGCTACCCTGTGGGCATTACCGCTTCCTTGGTAGGCAGCGTTCCATGATTCTTTAATCCTTGCAGGGTCCTTGATGGTACCGGGGTGTTCCAAGACGCCACCCGGTGAAGCCCCATTAGCGAAAAACTTAGCTCCATATTCTTCAGTAGCAATGGCAAGACCCACAGCATTTTTCGCCATGGCAATGGGTGAATAGCCTACCAGCCCATCAAAGCCAAGTCCGGGGATATGAAGGACATCTGATGGTGAAAGATAGACCTGATTGTCTCTACCGAGAGTAGGAGCATCCTCGCTGCCACGCTGATACAAATAGAAAAGCCGACCACTTGAATCGCGATCGACAGTCATTTTGTTTGGCATCAGTGGATAGAGGGAGATAACTTCACCTCGTGCATTTCGAATAATCTGAGCATAGGCATTTCCCCATAATAAAAGATGACTCATCAGCGTTTCTCTAAACGCAAAGGAAGTCATCTCAGGATTTGGTTCATCATGGAGCAACTTGTAAAGTGGGTGTTTTAGGTTTTTCTCCTTTCCGCCTGAATCATTGTATTTGTAAACATGAAGAGGCAAACCAGCTAAAGTCTCAGATAAAATTCTTACGCAGCTGTACACTGCGGTCATTTGCATAGCGGTTTGCTCATTGACCGGCTTACCAGCACTAGTACTTCCAAAAAAGAAGCTATACCGACTGCTACCAAGAGCGTCTTTAGGCTTGTCTCTAGCCTTGAATATTCCTTGCAGTATTCCCATGGGCATCAACCTCCTTTCCTAAAATACGAGTAGTCCTCGATCATCATAAACAGAATTACCAGTTTCTCCACCACAGCGAATCGCTCTATCAAGAGCCATGATTGTGGCTACAGCACCGTCAATCCTCTCTGTGGATTTCTCTTTGTCTGCTTTGATATTACCAGCAGGATCGGTTCTAATAAAAATGTTATCCATCATCCAGCGGAGAACAGGGTGACCACCGTGGGCTATCTTCTCTTCCAATGTCAGCTTCATTAATTCTTTTGTTGGCGGTGACATGTCTTTGAATCCCTGTCCAAAAGGAACAACTGTGAATCCTAAATTTTCTAAGTTCTGCGTCATCTGAACTGCGCCCCAGCGGTCAAAGGCAATCTCACGGATGTTATATTTCATTCCAAGTTCCTCAATGAAAGTCTCGATGAATCCATAGTGAACAACATTACCTTCGGTAGTAAGAAGGAAGCCTTGTTTTTCCCACACATCATAATTGACATGATCCCGTCTAACCCTAAGGTCAATGCTGTCTTCTGGTATCCAGAAGTATGGAAGAACCACATACTTATCATCTTCATCCAATGGTGGGAAGACCAGTACGAAGGCTGTTATGTCAGTGGAAGAGGAAAGGTCCAGTCCACCATAGCAAACGCGACCTTTGAGGGCTTCTGGATTAACCGGAAAAGCACAGGCATCCCATTTATCCATTGGCATCCAGCGAATAGCCTGCTTAACCCACTGATTGAGTCGAAGCTGCCTGAAGCTGTTTTCCTCTGCGGGGTTTTGTCTTGCAGACTCATAGGCCATTTTTACTTTATCCATGCTGACAGTGATACCAAGGGATGGATTTGCTTTCTTCCATACCTTTGGATCAGACCAGTCATCTTCAAGATCTGCACCATAAATGACAGGGTAGAAAGTAGGATCATTTTTTCTTCCTGCCATGATATCCAGGGCCTTTTGATGCACTTCCCAACAGATACTGTTTTGATTATCTCCTGCAGTGGTGATAAGAAAGTACAAAGGCTGCATCCTGGCATCACCACTACCTTTGGTCATAACATCATAGAGTTTTCGGTTAGGTTGAGTATGGAGCTCATCAAATACAACCCCATGGGTGTTAAAGCCGTGTTTGTTTCCAACATCCGCGGAGAGCACTTGATAAATACTTCCGGTGGGTTGGTAGATCAGTCTTTTCTGTGAGTCCAGAATCTTTACCCTCTTGGATAAGGCTGGGCACATACGCACCATATCAGCAGCCACGTTAAAAACGATGGAGGCTTGGTTACGATCTGCAGCACAGCCATAAACCTCAGCACGTTCTTCGTTATCTCCACAGGTTAAGAGCAGGGCAACAGCCGCCGCAAGCTCACTTTTTCCCATCTTCTTTGGTATTTCTACATAGGCGGTATT